CATCTCTAGTCCATCCAAACGTAGCGTTGTAATTTCCTTTTGGGGCAATACCGATACTCGCTTGAGAGATGTTCTTAAAAATTAATGGAAGTCCATAATTCAAATAAGGTGTAGTGACTTTAGCCGCTATCGCCGTTAAAGTGTCTATAGACCTATCGACTATATCCACACGTCTGACATAACCGTCATTTCCACCTATCAAAACTCGTTTAAATGAACTCGTGTCTTCAAAGAAATTAAGACTTCCCGCTTCTATCGCTGACCATTGGGCCCACCTGAAAGGTTTAAATCTATAATCCATCATTAAAACTACATTATTCGTTGTACTTGAGTCTATTGAGGCAGTAATAAATATCCGACTATTTCCAGGATCATCAACCGTCCAGATATTTTTCAATCGACTATAATTAAGATGATCTTTTAACCAGGTATGTATTGGACGACTTAGCGAAGCTTCCAAGAAGTCTCCAAAAGCATCGGTTGCTGCAAGACTTCTAAACGTCCCATCATGAGCGATGAAACCTAGATCATTACTAAAACTTACAATCCCATTATGCCATGCAGCTCCCAATCCGTTAATAAATGTCGTCCTAGCAAAATCAGAAGGAGAGGAACCTGTAATTCGATGAATAGAGCCTTTATACGGTCCTTTGAACACCCATAGTTCATTTCTGTGAGAAGCTATGCCTGTAATGATGTCTCCGTCGTTAGGGTCTATGTCTATATTCCCCGACCCGGAACCTGTCCAATCTTCAGGATCTACATTGGCGCTATAGTAGAGCTTTGACGGATTTGCTACTACTCCTGCCGCCCATTGTCTGTTTTTGTGAGAAGCAGAAAAGGCAAAGTTCGGAGGACTGCCTGCCAAATCTTGGGCTGTTGTTTGATCCCAAGACTTTGGGACATCGGTATTAGAATCACTTGAGATAATAAGAAGATCGTCAAATGTTGAATAAGAAACAACTTTTAGTGACTCTAATCCAGTAAAAACTTCCGTTGTGAAAGAACCATCGTCTGTATCGGATAAGACTCTAGTATCAGAATGTAATACCCTTCTCCTTACCGGAGAACCAGCCGTGCCTTGTTTCCAGTAATCATAAAGTCCGGTAATAACGGTCCCAGAACCACCAGAAGTAATTTGAGTGGAATTAACTCTGGTTGTTCCACCGATCTTTTGAAATCCACCGTTTAGTTTATAAAGAACATTTTCGGCATCTATCAGATGAGGTATAATGACTTTCCCTGATTCATCTGGAGTTACATCGACAGTCGGTCCGAAATCGCTCGCCCAACCCCCTCCTATAAGGTGACGCAGAGTTTTACTTCTAGTTGTCATTAATCAATTTCCCATGTTGTCGAACGAACCTCGGTCGAAACGGCCCCCTCTCCTTGAGTAAGGAGACTTTGCTTTACGAATATAATGAGCTACACGGGGTCGTAATTGAAGACGTGAGGCTCCTATCTCAACGTCATTGGCCGTTCTCGTTAGCATACTTACATACTCCGCCTTAGCCTCTTGTGAACGGTCATCATCTTTTTTGTCCCTGTACCAGGCCGCTAGCGCATGTAGAATTAGTGCATAACGATAACGCAAAGGAATAATAGGCTCATCCGCATCAGCCGAGAGTTCTACTTGAGCCGCTCCTGATGAAGAAACAGCTAGATTAGAAGTTATATAAGCATAGGGAATACTGTAAGCGATGTCAGGTGGTTTATGAAGTCTGACTTTTCTAACAGGCGTTACGTTTCCACTAGGAGGTCTGTCTATCAAAGTTGCTACTGTCGGTTTTCCAGTAATATGATTCCTAGGATAACGTCTCCTAAATTCAGTCCTGCCAACAAGTTCTATACTAATATCATCAGCAAACTGTTGCTGGTCTACAGGTCTCAAAAAGTCTGATTCAAGGTCGTATTCATCCTCGAAATAAGTGTAGGTTACTGCCGTCGCGGTTGAAGGCGTAAATCTAGACGTTAAAGTCGCGGAGGTATCGCTGGCTATCGCACTTATCTCATAAGTCTCTGAAGCTCCATCAATACGAATCTTCCCGCCTACGATCATGTTATTTACACCGAACGTCCCTGCGGTATTCCATAAAGTAGATGAACCTGTAATCGTCATGGAGCCTTGTGTCGCGGTTAAAGTCCCTGTCGTATATTGAGGATGTGTAACTAAAATAGCATTTCGTTCCGCCCAAGGGAATCTATAATCAAATCCTAAATGAAGGTCCTGTAATGCTACGTTAATGGCACGCTTCGCTTGATTTTCAGTACTTGTGATACCAGTAGTAACTCTGATACGGTTTTCTAATTCTATATATAGCTCAGAAAAACTTGCTGGTGCATCAGTTACTGCCATAGTTAAATCCTCTTATTTTATTCCTGTGAAATTAACCCCTATTCAATCCAGTAAACCACTGATACAGAACGCCGACACCGCCAGGAGCAATATCCGCCGTAATGGTAAAGTTAGTAGCACCGATGCTGGCGGGATCGACCCAGAACTTTGTCGTTGCCAACCAGTCACCCAGCGCCGATACGGTAATCATATCCGACGTCGGAGTGAAACCAAGGCCGTGCGGAACAACAATCGTTGTATTGCCGGCCAGCATAGTCGCCGTCCCACGATTCTTTGTCAGCCACAATATTCCAGCAGCGTCATACCAGTAGTTCATACCAATATGCATCGAAGTATGTGGGAGACTGGTTGAACGAATGGGGATGGCTCCCGACTGTAATACCGATTGGCCGCTGCAGTTTCCATCGATGATGACCTCGGCGGTCGCATGCGCGGCATTAGACATATTAATACAGGAGATTAAATACTTAGAAACTAAGTTATTATCGAAGTTATTATTAAGCGCAACTATTCTTGCAGCAGGCATGCTATTGTTAAATAGGATTTGCGTTTTATTAATACCCCCGGCAAATCCCATGTTTTTAAAATCACAGTTCGTCACAACCGTGTGCAATGTACTGGAGACAACACCTGAAACGCAGGAATCAAAACGAACGCCATCAATTACCACCTTTTCAGAAGTCGAGCTTATAGCCTTTGCAGAGTTATTGAACAAACAGCCGCGAATTAAACCACCCTTTATAACAATATTCTTCCCACTTAGTATCCTAATCCCTATTTGCCAACTTGCCGTATCGAAAACTTGTGTTCCCGGAATGGATGGAACATCAATAGTATTGTTCACAATATATACTCTGTCTTCAGCACCGGTCCCACCACCACCGACTGTAATACCAGTTAATCCAGTATTCCCTGTAATAGGTCTATCTATAATACATGTATTTCCAAAAAGGAGTATATCTGTACAGTCATTAAAGATATCAAATACGGAATTACTTGGTTGCGTTTCACTCCCAGGATTTCTTCCGTAATTAAACGCAAGTACACCATGCCTAGCACGAATGGGTTCATAACAATCCTGACCTTTCATATCATTAACGGTACAGCCTGTAACTAAGAAATTTTCCATATCGTTAAGAATAAAACCACCTTTCACATCGTGCACGTATAAATTTTCAATCAACACATTTGATGCCGTACTAACACCGTTAATCCCCCCTATTTGAATAACGTCCGCACCATCTTCTGCACCATTAAACACTTCAAAGTCTTTAAGAATGATATTCGTTAAGGGTCCGGCTCCAAGTATTGCTCTGACATTACCCCCAGATACATTATTCATATCTATTCTACCGCGTCCTATCACGGCGGCTTTATCCACGGCAACAGATCGATTTCCTATTTCAAAAATAGGCTCATTCACCGTTCCAAACTTCTTGACCGTTGCCCCGGCGCCGATCTCGATCGTGATGTTGTCCGTCGTCCATGACAGACCCGTCGCAAGATAAGTTCCATTTCCAGGGAAAAGAACCGTTCCCGCTCCGGCCGTCGCTGCCTTAGAAATAGTAACTGCGACCGCCGAAGAATCATCTGTAATGCCATCGCCTGTCGCGCCATCATCTTTTACATTAAAAATGTGAGGCATAAAAATAACCTTTCATGGAAATGTAGAACAAGACCCTGGAGAACCTGTATTGGTATAATTACCGCCAGAACCTTTATTATTAGAAAGATCACCATCTGGTGCATAAACAATTGGCTGTGTTCCTGTCGGTCTAGAACCATCTGACCCTAGTGGAATAGGGTTTCCTGATGCACTTCTAAATAAATTTCTATTCGCCGCTACGCTAAAATCAATGTATTCAGCATTGTTGAAATATAATTCAGAAATACAACCATTAAATAAATTACCACCAGCAGTGCTGGCTGCGATACCATGATT